TGGTGGTAAGGGTATTTCCCAGCACGGCGATGGACATCTCATCGTTACAGTTGGCCGTAAAACGCTCGTAAAGGTCGTTTGTGCCGCTCTTCCCCTGTGCCTCGTGCAGTTGGAGCCCCGAGCCCTCGGGATGGATATAAACGGCATTTGCACCTTGGTTACGGGCATCCTGCAGCAGCCTCTTGCGGGCAGCCTCATCCCCGGCCGAGTAGGTGTACTCCCGGATGGGCATGCCGAAGATCTGGCAGAACTGCGCCCAGTCTCCCAGGTTGCCGCGCTTGTAGAGCGCATACGGTGCACAGGTTGCCAGGATACCCAGACCGCGGGGATTGTCGCAGATGACCAGGCAGTTGGAAAAAGCCTCCAGGGGGACGCCTGTAACATCGTTCTCATACAGAAGCACCTGCTGCTTGACAGCGTCGAAGTGCTTCCGGTCGATGAGGTCGTAGGTAATCCACCCGCGCTCATCCCGGCGGAACTGGCAGAGTGTGAATCCCCAGAGCTTGGAGCTGACCGCATCCTTGACGAAGGCGCGGAACCAGGGACTCTTGATCTGCTCGTTCACATCATCCACCGGCTTCCCGTCCCGCTGGAATTCGAAGCGCTCACGGGCGACTGCGCTCAGGCGCTTGTTGATGATGCCGGCAAGGTGGCCGTCGGTGGTGATGATGGAGTGATAGATGTCGTAGAGTTCCGTCCGGTTGTAGAAGTCGATGGCGCTGGCGCTCTGCAGGGACGCCATGTACCGGCCGATATTGAAGTGGAACAGTTCCGGACTCTGCAGGATGATGGTAGGGTTCTGCTGTCCGGGAAGGATATCGCTCGCCCCGGTGGCGGTGATGGTTTTCTTTGCGGCAGGACGGCCGCGGCGTTTGGTCTCTTCCATGGTGTTGACGGTTTAAAAGTGGGACGGCCGGAGTTCGTTGGCGGATATCTGCCAGGGCGAGTTCAGCGCCTGATCCTCCTCGGGAAGACGGGGTGCATCGGCAATGGTAATCTTGCCGGCGGAAACGGCCTTCAGCCATTCGACGGCACGGTCGTAGCGGTCCTTGCGGATCTGCGACATCTTGTAAGGGTTGTGCTGGCAGAAGATATGATAGATGGCGATATCCAGCGCCATCATCAGCACCAACTGGTTCCGCTCTTCGCCGGTGGCGCCGAAGATGGCGTCACAGTCGTAGAACTTGTCCAGGTAGCAGCGCATCTCCTCGATGGCCCGGTCCTCGCAGATTTCGATGATGGCATAGTCCGGATTCTCGGCATCTACCCGCAGCAAGGAATCCAGGATCTCACGGTGGATGCTGGCGTCGTAGTCGTTCAGCGTGATGAATTGGCTCATATTTAAATAGTGTTTAATCGGCGTTTTAAAGGTTACATTCTCTGGGATTCATCTACCAGGTCGCTGTGCCGTATGGTGTCCACGGACACTCCGTCCAGGGCGGTCCTGCGGTTGAGTTCAGCGATGGCGCCTTCCACGCAGTCCGGGCCGTCGGCCGGGTACGGAAGGGTCATCTCGAAGAGTTTGAACTGGTCCAGCAGTTCCTTCATGTGGGGATTGTCGGCCTCATCCTCGTTGAACAGCCACGCACCGTTGCGGTCGATGGGTTCCAGGTTGGCCTCAATGCGGGCGGCCTTGTCCGTCTTCGGCCTGGCGTCTCCGGTGATGAAGAGGCTGTCTCCCCGCCGCTGGTTCTCCTCCCGGATGAGAGGTAGGAAGACCTGCTCGTAGAAAGGATCCTGCAGGGAGTTGTTTTCCACCATGTAGAACACCGGCACCCGGCCACCCACCCAGGCCTTGCACTGGTAGTACCAGTCGATGAAGACTGCATTGGACGGCCGGTCCACGAACGCCTTGAGGATGTAGAAGGTGGTGCGGATTTTGCCGATGAGGCAGACTGCCTTGGTGGAACTTCCTTTTTTCCCGTTGTTGGAGGTGGACGGGTCCCCGTAGCAGACCAGGAACTTGAACTTGGAAAGGGCGGGCATCTTGCCCAGCGGCAGGTTCTTGAACACTTTTCCTTCATGGATGGGATTGTTCATGTACTCCGCCTGGAAGGCGCCGGTGGAGATGGTGGCCTTCACGCGCTCGATGTGCTCCTGGGAATTCTTCTCGGGCCAGCTGCTTTTACCCTCTTTATCCACGATGTTGATGACCATGTGTTTGTCGGCCTTGGCGCCGAAGCGGGCGATGCAGGTGTCCTTGGCGATGAGGTTGCCCTTGGCCAGGATGAGGGTGGGTGCGCTCACCGAACGTGTGGGGATGACGGCCCGCTCGATGAACTCCGTCTTTTTGTCCAGGATGACGGGATTGCGGCAGTCCTTGTCGGTGTCGTAGTCATCGATGTCGATGATGTCCGGACGGACGGATTCGTTCCTGGTGCCACGGGGCGCGTTGCCGTAGCCGACCGCCAGGAAGGTGAGGCCGCCCCGGGTGACGAAGTTCGTCTCCTCCCACTTGGTGAGGGACTGCTGCGCCCCGTAGAAGTCGATGAGCCGGCCGTTGGCCTCCAGGTTGGCCCTGTAGGGTGCCAGGAGCCGTACTGCAGCATCCTGCGTGGCGCTGACCATCAGGAGATAGTGCTTCCTGCCGGTGAGCATTAGGAAGAGCTCCAGCATCATGGAGACGGTTGATTTGGCCAGCTCGCGGGACCAACTCCAGGCCTCGTACCACTCATCGTGCTTGCAGATCCGGTTGATGGCTTCCTTCTGGAAGGGTGCAAAGGGGCAGGCCGCATAGTTGGGGAAGAAATATTGCATCCACTCGACGGGATGCTTCTCCAGATATGCTTTCTTCCGGGCCTTCTCGGCCGTGGACAGTTTCTCCGGAGGTGTGGCTTTCCGGATATCTTCCTTGAACTGTTCCCAGTCCACCAGGGCTCTTTTATCTGTCTCTTTCATGGCCTAGCGCAATTGGTCCTTGATGAAAGCATCCCATAGATCCGTAAACTCAACGGCCTTCTGGGGGGTGATGCCGCGCAGCCAGGTGAGGAAGGCGATGCCGGCGCTTACCAGCTCGCGGATACCGGTCTCGCTCTCCAGCTTGTCAATGGCGGCGGAGAGCTTGGCGAGGATATCGGCCTCCTTCGGGGTGGGCATGCGCTCGCCGTCCGGACGCTGCAGGATGGTTTCGTTGATGAGCTGCACGTGTGCGTACATGTTTTTAAGGATTTTCTCCTTGCCCACCGACATGGAGGCTTTCAGTCCTTCCCACTCCTCCTCCCTGGCCCATTTGGCAATGGTCTGACGGGAGGAACCCACCTTGGCTGCAATCTCTTCGAAGGTGTAGTCACCATGGAGAAACAGTTCCTTGGCGATGGCCTTTTTCTGGCCGTTTTTGAGGGTATTTGCCATACGTTAAAAATTTTTCCGCAAATATGGCTTCTACGTGCATCAGTTGCAATTTTTAAAATTACGCGATATCAAAATCGTGTATATCTGATACCAAATTTTGATATCAGAAAAAAATGAAAATTGCAACTCACCGCTATCAGTTGCATATTTGCGCCAAAGTTTTACGACGACAAGAAACGCCCATGAAAAAAGGTCAATTTTTCAATATCGTGGCGGCCGGAGCCGGCCGTGCATCCGTCATGTTGTATGGCGAGATCGGCGGCGAAGAGGGCGTCCGTCCCGAGCAGATTGTAGCCGAGATGGCCTACCTGGGGAAGGAGTACGCCAATATCGATGTGCACATCAACTCCATGGGCGGAGAGGTCTTCGCCGGCATTGCCATCTTCAACGCCCTGAAGGACTGTCCTTCCGACGTGAACATCTACGTCGACGGCCTGGCGGCCTCCATCGCTGCCGTCATCGCCCTGTGCGGAAAGCCGCTGCACATGTCCCGTTTCTCACGCCTGATGCTGCACTCCGTCTCCGGAGCCTGCAAGGGTGGAGCCCGTGACATGCGCGAGTGCGCGGATCTCATCGAAGGTCTGGAGGGTACCCTGGCCGACATGATCAGTCGCAAGTGCGGCATGAGCGCCGACGAGGTGAAGCAGACATATTTCGACGGGAAGGACCACTGGATTACCGCCGAAGAGGCCAAGCGTATAGGCCTGTGCGACGATATCTATGACCTGGAAGGGGAAGACTCCCTGGGCGCTGCCCCGACGAACGAGCAGGTCTATCAGTTCGTCAACCGCCTTGACAAGAAATCACCAAAACCCGATAAGATGGAATTTATTGACACAATCAAGGCCCTTGAACCGTTCAAGGACCTGACCGAGGACGCCATTGTGGCCAAGGTCAAGAGCATCTCCAACGATGCCGCAAAGGTGGAAGCCCTCCAGGCAAGGATTGCCACCCTGGAAGCTGAGAACAAAGCCTCCAAGGATGCCGCGGTGGAAGCCTTCCTCAACCAGGCTGTTTCCGACGGCCGTATCAAGGCCGACCAGAAGGACGGCTACCGCAAGCTGATGGATGCCGATGAGGCAACCACCCGCGCTCTCATCAACGCGATGCCCAAGGCCGCCAAGCCCAGCATCAACGACTTCCTCAATGGCGGCGCCGGCGCAGGCGAGGCCAAGGATCTGGCCCATATGAGCTGGGCGGAGATTGACAAGGCCGAGCGCCTGGGAGAACTCAAGGAAAAGTTCCCCGAGCTCTACAAGGCCAAGTTCAAGGAGGCCTTCGGCGTTTCCCTGTAAGTGTAACCCGTAATCCAATCTAACCATGGCAGTACAGAAAGAAATCTGGCAACGGACCATCATCGAAGGCCTGTTTGCCGACAACAGCTTCCTCTCCAAGGCCGTCAATGACGATATCTACGTCAACGAGGGCAAGAAGGTGCACATCCCCAACGCCGGGGCTCCTTCCGGCGTGGTGCTGAACCGTGACAGCCTTCCCGCAACGGTCTACAAGCGTACCGACCAGGACGTCAACTACGACCTGGACGAGCTGACGACCAACCCCATCCTCATCCCCTTCGCCGACACCGTCGAGCTGTCCTACAACAAACGGAACAGCGTTATCGACCAGGACCGCAAGGAGCTCATTTTCAAGGCCGCCGAGGCCATCCTGAAAGCCTGGTGCCCTGCCGCCGCCAACCGCGTGCTCACCACCGGTACCGGCGTGGCCGCCTGGACCCCTTCCGCCACCGGTCTCCGTAAGAAGATCACTCCGGAGGATGTCTCCAACCTGCAGCTCCGCATGAACGCGGACAACGTGCCCCAGACGGGCCGTTACCTGCTGCTCGACGCGCAGATGTACCAGCAGCTGCTGGACGGCATGACCCAGACCCAGGCCATCGGATTCTTCCAGGCCGCCGACGTCAAGCGCGGCGTGATGGGTATGCTTTACGGCTTCGAGGTTATGGTGCGCTCCACCGTGTTCCGTTTCGCCGCCGATGGCACCCTGAAGGCCTACGGCGCCGACGGTGCCACCACCGACGTGGCCGGCGGTCTCGCCTGGCAGCAGGACTCCGTGAGCCGCGCCCTGGGCGAGGTGAAGATGTTCGACAAGATCGACGATCCGACCTATTACGGTGACATTTATTCCTTCCTGGTGCGTGTGGGTGGTGCCATCCGCCGCTATGACAAGAAGGGCGTCTATGCCATCGTGACCGACACCGCCACCGCCGTGACCGGCCTGTCCCTGGACGACACCTCCATTGACGTGGCTAAGGACGGAACCCAGGATGTGACCGCCACGGCCACTCCCAGCTCCGAATCCGCCAACACCAAGTGGTCCGTGGTTGATTCCACCGTCGCCACCATCAGCGCCACCACCGGAGCCACCGTGACCGTCACCGGCAAGGCCGCCGGACAGACCGTCCTGAAGGCCACCAACGGTGGACAGGAAGTGCTGGCCATCATCACTGTGACCGAGTAAGCCTCCTTTTTGTTGAACCGAGCCGCCTCCGGCCCCATCGGGGGCGGCTCCCTTAAACAGTAAATGAAATGCTCCCGAGAGTAAAAATCAACTATTTGAACGGTCTGCTCGGCACTGTCCCGGATAACCAGGACGGCCTGCTCGGCCTGGTCGTGCTGGGGGCCACCGCGGTCTCCTCGACCTTTGTCCTGGGCACGCCTTACCGGCTGGTCCGCCCTGACGACCTTTCCGCCCTCGGCATCACCACCACCAACAATGCCCGCATCGTGGAGCTGGTGAAGCAGTTCTACGCGGAGGCGGAAGAGGGTACGCCCGTTTACCTTATCGGTATTGCGGCCACGGCGATGACCACCGTGCTGGATGTGGATAACGGTCCCATGAAGGCCATCCTCCAGCAGCTGCGCGGCGCTCTCCGCGGGCTTATCGTCGCCTCCGCGTCCACCGCTACCGTCACGGTGACGGACGGGCTGGATCCGGACGTGCTCACCGCCATGCCCAAGGCGCAGGCCCTTGCCGACTGGGCTGCAGACAACTTGTTTGCTCCTATCTTCGTCATCCTGGAAGGACGCCATTTCACCTCCGCTGCAGATGCACCTGACCTTACGGCCCTGGCTTATAACCGGGTGGGAATTTTCATCGGAGACGTGGTGACTGCTTCCAAGAACGCTGCCGTGGGCACGCTGGCCGGACGCATCGCTGCCGCTCCCGTGCAGCGCAACATCGGCCGTGTGGCTTCCGGAGCCTTGGCGCCTGTGGAGATGTTCATCGGCTCCTCTACCGTTGACCAGGCCATGTCCGTGGTAGATGCCCTTTACGCAAAGGGATATATCACCCCGCGCATCTATATCGGCCTGTACGGTTACTACCTGGTGGATGACCACCTGGCCGTGGCCGGAACGGATGATTATGCCCATCTGACTGCCCGCCGGACCGTTGACAAGGCTGCACGCATTGCCTACATGACCATGCTGCAGTTCCTCCTGGACGAGATTGAGGTGAACACCGACGGTACCATGCAGCAGCCGGTTCTCAAGAGCTGGCAGGCCGCCGTCGAGAATGCCATCAACTCCCAGATGTCCGCCGCCGGCGAGCTCTCCGTAGTGGACGGCAGCGGCTGTAAGTTCTACATCGACCCCAAGCAGAACGTCCTGTCCACCTCCAAGGTGGAAGGCTCCCTGAAGGTCCGTCCATTCGGCTATGCCCGCGACATCATCGTGAATATCGGTTTCCTCACCCAAAACAGCTAGTGCCTTATGTTCGACAGTAAAGAATACGAATGGGCAGACGTCACTGTTGTGATGGCTGGCCGGGACGTCACCGGCATCCGGGGCGTCAGTTACACCTCCTCCCAGGAGAAAGAGGCGCTCTATGCCAAGGGCAACAAGCCCCACGGCATCCAGCGCGGAAACAAGTCCTACGAGGGCTCCATCCGCCTCCTGCAGTCCGAGTACGACGCTTTGAATGCGGCCGCCGGCGGAGATGTGCTGGATGTGAACTTCAACATCATCGTGTCCTATGGCAACCCTTCACGGGGTGACGTCATCAAGACCGACCTTCTCTCCGGCGTGGAGATTACCTCCAAGCCCAAGAGCCTGAACCAGAACGACAAGTTCATGGAGATCGAGCTTCCCCTGGTGATGCTTGACGTCATCGAAGACTACCAGTAAGATGGAAGGGGCCGTCGCCATCGCGGCCCCATCCATTTAAACACCCTTCAAACACCATTTAAACACACACAGAACAATGTTTACCTACACACAGGAACAGCTCAAGAGCTGGAAAGAAAAATACGGGGAGGTCTTCGAGATCTCCTGCGACGACAAGAAGGCCGTCTTTCACAAGCCTTCCAGAAAAGATCTCTCTTATGCCATGGCCGGATCCAATCAGATGAATGATTCCGTCAAGTACGCCGAACTCCTCATGAAACAGTGCTGGATAGACGGTGACATGGAGTTCCAGAATGATGACAATTATTTCTTCGCGGCGGTCCCTGTGCTGGGGGCGCTTGCTGAGACGAAGGAGGCCGAGATAAAAAAGCTATAGAGCTGGCCGACGGCCGGCCGGAAGTCGACATTGTGGGGTACTTCAATACACTGATCAGATACTACCTTCACATGGATCCGGACGGGCTATCGGACCAGCAGTGGGCCCAGACCATCGCCCAGCTCAAGCACATCCGTCAATCAGAGAGTAACATCAGATGAACATAGCCCAATATATCATCGATATAGCCGCCCAGGGCGACGGGCAGGCCGTCTCCAGAATCAACCACGTACAGAAGAGCCTAGATTCGGCCGACCGCTCCGCCTCAAAGCTTTCCTCAAGCCTCACAAAAGGCCTTGGGCAGGCTTTCCGGTCGCTTCCGGGAGCGGAGTTCATCACCAACCCGATAGTGGCTATAACGGCCGGAATCGGCGTGGTGTCGAAGATGGGAATGGAGGCCGAGAAGACGGCCACTGCCTTCAACGTTCTGGTGGGAAGCGAAGATAAGGCGGCTAAGATGCTGGGCGAAATCAACAAATACGCAGATAACACCCTTTGGGACCGCAGCACTGCTCAGACGGCCACCCAGACCATGCTGGGTTTCGGCGTGAGCACGGAGACGGTGGTTGATGACCTCAAGATGCTGGGCGATGTGGCGATGGGTGATAAGAACAAGCTGAACCAACTGGCTCTGGTCTTCGGACAAATCAGTGCAGCCGGTAAACTACAGTCACAGGATCTTAATCAACTTATCAGCGCCGGTTATAATCCACTTCTGGACATGTCAGAACTCACGGGTAAATCCGTGGCACAACTCAAGGACGATATGTCCAAAGGGCTGGTGACTTTTGACATGTTGCGAGCCGCTTTCCAAAAAGCAACCGGTGAAGGCGGCAAGTTCAATAACATGACCGAGCAGATAGCCCAGACTTCATTCGGAGCCTTCCAGAAATTGAAAGGCAAGCTTGTTGGGACGCTACTGGAATTGTATGATGTAATCCAGCCCCTTATTATTCCCGTATTAGAAACTCTCGGGAAAGGCCTGGACTTTATCTCCACGGCAGCAAGCTGGGTATCCAAGCATCTGAAGGATCTCATGTATGTCTTAGGAGGCCTCACCGCCTCAATTGCGGCATATAATGTGGTTGCAGCCGTAGCAAAGCTTTATACCGAAGGATGGACCATAGCCACCAAGGCACAGTATTTTGCCTTGCTGCTCCTTGAAAAGGGGCAGAAGCTGGTAAACCTGGCTATGTCCCTCAATCCTATTGGTCGGGTAGTGGCGGTCATCACCGCTCTTACCGCGGCCATCATTTACTGCTGGAACAAGTTCGCCGGATTCCGGGCTGTCATCTTGACGGTATGGGATACGATAAAAGGATTCGGCGAAATCCTGAAGCAGTACGTATTGGACAGGATATCAGGTATTATTGTCGGTATCGGCCAACTGGGGCGGGCCATCGGAAAACTCTTTCAAGGGGATTTCTCCGGAGCATGGGAAGCAGCAAAGATTGGCGCTGCAGAATTGACCGGCTTTACCGCCACAAAGAATGCTGCATCCTCTGCCCGCGACCTGGCTACAGGCACGAAGGGAAGGTTTGGCGCCCATCTGGAGATTGAACGGGAAAAGCAGGCGGCCAAGGACGCCATCAGTGATCCCAAGGCGGCCGGTGGCGCGGCGGATGCCTCCTCTTCTCTGTCCGGCGGGAAGACTACCGCCAACACTGCAAAGACCACAGCCAACGCCATAACCACCGGCGGCACCCGCAACACGTCCATCGTGCTGAACATCGGGAAATTCTTCGAGGATGTGAATATCAACAACAGTGGCGGCCGTGACTTCCAGGAACTGCGCGACGCGGTTCTGGAGAGTGTCAACCGGTCCCTTGAAATAGCAATCAGTGCGGCACGATGACGGAATACAGGTTCATATTGGAAGAGATGTATCGCCAGATAAGGCGTCCATACGGCGTATTCAATCCGGCTCCGTCGGCCGGGATTACTCCTCTGATGGACCCGCTGGAGGATCTCTCGGATGAGCAGCTGGCCGACTTCCTGGTCACCAATGCCAAGGGCGTGCCCATGGTGTTCCCGCTGTATTTCTCCCTGGAAGGCGGTCCCTGGTGGCTGCTTCCCTATGAGCCGCAGGTGACCATCCAGGGCACCAACGTGCTGGTGAAGAAACAGGTGTCAAAGGGTGCCGTGCGTGGCACTATCAAGGAACGCTGGAGCCAGGGGGATTTCCGCATCGGCATCTCCGGCATCCTGATGGGAGAAAACGGCAAATACCCGTCCGATGATGTGAAGACGCTCCGCTCGTACTGCGAGGCCGGGAAGGTCCTTGTGAAGTCTCCCCAGATGGAGCTTTTCTCCATTACCCAGATGGTGGTGGAAGACTGGAGCATCCCTTTCACGGCCGGGCAGGCCAACCAGGCTTATACCATCAACGCGGTGAGCGACGATATCTACAAACTGCTGCTCAGGCGAGAAGACTTGAAACAGATTTAGTCGATGTTTACGATGAAGTTTGACATAGAGGTCGGCGACTACAAGCTGGGCATGGTGGAGAAAGTGGAGATCATCCGCTCCGTCGAGCAGCTTGCAGACACTGCCGTCGTCACTCTTCCCGGTGCTGAGTACAACGTCGCCCTTGATATAGAGGATAAGATTCACCGCGGGGACCGGATAATCATCAACCTGGGCTATGAGGAGATTGGCATGGTGCAGGAGTTCGAGGGCTGGGTGCAGCGCATCGGCTCCGACAACGGCGCCATCACCCTGGAATGCGAGGACGACCTTTTCCACTTCCGGAAGGCCCTGAAGGACCAGCAGTTTGGCAAAGTCTCCCTGGCAACCGTCCTGGACACTGTAGTGAAGGGTGTCGGTGGCAATTACAATATTGACTGTTCCTACAGCTGGACGTATGAGAAGTTCGTGATCAATAATGCCACCGGCTACGATGTCCTCCGTAAGGTCCAGGAAGAATGCGGGGCCGATATCTATATACAGGACGGCACGCTGCACGTGCATGCTCCGGGAGAGAAGGTGGGTAATACCATCATCTACGACTTCTCGCAGAATGTGCAGGACTGTGACCTCACTTACAGGCGGACGGAAGACCGCAATGTCCGTGTTGTCGTGAAAGCGCTCCTTCCGGACGGGAAGGTGAAAGAGAGGGAGTATGGTACCACCGGTGGTGACAAGGTTGTAGTGAAGTGCGCCTCCAGTGACGACGCTTCGATGAAGCTTCGCGGCGAGAGTGAGCACAAGCGGCTCACCTTCGACGGCTATGACGGCAATATCATCACCTGGCTGGTTCCGTATATCAAGCCCGGAGACAAGGCAGAACTGCATGACAAAGACTATGCTTACAAGGACGGTTCCTACTATGTAAGGGCCGTCACCACCGAGTTCAGCGCCGACGGCGGGAAACGCACTGTCGAGCTGGGCTACAGACTGACATAAAGGTATGACACAGGAGCAAAGGTTATTAAGGAATCTTCAAGAGGCGGTAGGGACTGCGCCCATCACCGTCTACCAGGGTATCGTCGTCTCTGTGGAAGATACTACCTGCACTGTCCGTTTCGGCTCGATGGACGTGTCCGGCGTCCGGCTCCGGGCGTCCGAAGCTTCGGATGATGCGCAGCTGCTCATCGTGCCCAGGAAGGACACGGCGGTCATCGTGGGGTCCCTCTCCGGAGACCTGGCCGACCTGGCCGTCCTGTCGGTGGATGCCGTAGACCGGATAGAGATAAACGGCGGGAAGCTGGGCGGCCTCATTAACATACAGGAGCTCACGGATAAGATCAATGACCTGGTAGATGCCTTCAACAAGCATACTCATACCATTTCTTCCGGCGCCGTTGTTTGCGGGACTTACCCGAATGCCAATCCGGTAACCGTTCCGGCCGTCACCAGCAAGGCAAACAAGCTGGACAAGTCCGATTACGAAGACGAAACCATTAAACACTGAAGCGATGAGAGGGATTCAGATGACAGACTATGACCTGGATATCAAGGTGGTCACCGACGCTTCCGGACGAATCCAGTCCGGACTGGTGGTTGGTGATATCCTGCATCAGAACCAGGCACTGATCCTACTCTTCCACAAGGGCGACCTGAAGGATGACGTGTCGGTGGGTGTCGGCATTGACCGGATGCTGCTGGATAACGACCGGCTCTCCTGGTCCCGCGAGATCCGGGAGCAGCTGGAGATGGACGGCCAGAAGGTGGAAGAGGTAACGGTGAATGACAAGTCAATTAAAATAAGAGCGAGCTATGTTTGATACTTTACGGAATCTTTTCATAACCATCACCAGCGTTCTGGTGGGTTATTTTGCGCCGTTGCGGGATGTTGTATTTGTGATATTCTTCGTCTTCCTGCTTAACTGCCTCTTCGGCCTCATCGCCGGCGTAGGAGTCCAGGGTGAAAAGTTCAACTTGAAAAAGTTCTTCCGGTGCATCATGGAGACGCTGGTCTTCTATGTCATTGTCCTGTCCATCTACCTGGTGGGCGAGAAGATGGGGAACCCGTCCGGAGCCATCCAGTGCATCAGCGGGGTGGTATATGCCATTATCTACTTCTATGCAGTGAATATCCTCCGGAACGCTCACAAGCTGCTTCCGAAGAGCAAGGGTATCAAGTTCCTTTTCTACGTACTCAGCTTCGAAGTAATCAAGAAGATTCCCTATCTGCAGCAGTACCAGGAGCATTCTTCTACCGTTGAAGAGGAGATAAAAAAGGAGGACTGAGCAATGGGCAATATTACCAAGAATTTCTCTTTCTCCGAGTTTGAGCACTCGGATACGGCTATCCGGGAGGGTATCGAAAACAAGATTCCTTCCGCTGAGGTGGGAGGCGCAATCCGTTCTCTCACGGTTAAGGTCCTGCAGCCGTTGAGAGACGACCTGGGGGCTACTGTCATTGTGGAGAGCGGCTACCGGTGCAAGGAACTCAACGCGCTGGTGGGAGGCGTGGAGACGTCTCAGCACCGCAAGGGAGAGGCGGCCGACATCCGGAGCCCGTTTTTCGTTCCGCTCCATATCGCCAGGAGGATTGTCGCACTGAAGCTTCCTTTTGACCAGCTGATCCTCTATCCGACTTTCGTTCATGTCAGCCACAGGAGGAAAGGGCGTCAGCGTGGTCAAGTGTTGTATAATTACCGTTACACCGGTGAAAAGATATAATGCCTATGCGTAGGTATTTCATAACGTTTTTTGTGTGTTTACTGGCTCTCGCGGCCTGCTCTCCGCGCGTTTTTCACGGGGAGCAGGTGGCCAGGGCTTTAATCCAGGAGCAGGACTCGGAAAAGATGTCCATGCAGAAGTGGATGGAGCAGTATATGCACCAGGTGCTGCAGGAGTGGAAGAACATGCAGGAGTGGACCGACCAGATATCCGTAAAGGAGGTCTTGTCCGATCCGGACTCCACCGGAGCCCAGCATGTAAAGGAGAGGGTTACCACTACGACCACCCACCACTCCGAAGCTTCGTCCGGCTCCTCGAAAGAAACAAAGACGGAGATCCAGCAGCAGACGGACAGCACGCAGTTGAAAGAATCCAGCAGCGCCATTTTTAAGGAAGAGGAACAGGTCGTAGACGGAAAGGTGGATGGATTTTTCCCCTGGTACGTGTATGCTGCCGCCCTTTTGGCTGCCGTCGTTGTCGGCTTTGTGCTGTACGCTAAGAAAGAAAAATGGTTTCATATAAAGAGCCAATAAGATGAAAGTGACCGTACTCAAGCGCCAGACGCTATCCGATATCGCCCTGGAGGTCTACGGAGACATCTCCGGGCTTCCCGGTATTGCCCGCACCAACGGGCTGGCCATGACGGCGGAGCTGGTCGTAGGGCAGGTTCTGCAGTGCCCGGATGTTGTATATGACGCCTACCTGCAGAACTACGTGCGCAAGTACGGCATCAAGCCGGCCACCGCCTATTACGACGATGAGGGGGAGATACGGCAGCGCATTTTCACGGAAGAGTTCACACTAGAGTTTACTTAATATGGCAAGGACAATTCGACAGATAAAGGGCGCCATGACGCAGCAGTTCATGGCGGACCCCACGATAATAGAGCGCTACGGCTTCCCGGCCGGATCCGTCTTCGAGGACACCTTCAGCGCAGTGAGCCTGGAGTCCATCTGGTTCTCCATCGTGGCAGCTGCCATCTATGTGCTGGAGACCCTTTTCGACGCCTTCAAGGAAGACGTAGACGCGAAGATAGCCGAGGCGGTGGTGGCCTCCATTCCCTGGTACCACAAGATATCCCTGGCGTTCCAGTATGGTGACAGCCTGGTCTTTGACGAAAAGACGCAGGGCTTTGTCTACCCGGAGATAGACGAGAGCAAGCAGATAGTGAAATACGCAGCCTGCAGGGACCTGGGCGGAATGGTCTATGTGCTTGCCTCGAAGGATAACGGATCCGGCTCTCCGACCCCGTTGTCCGCAGCTGAGCTATCGGCCTTTGACGCTTACCTGCGAGAGCGAAAACCGGCGGGTGTGCTGCTGCAGACGGCCAGCTTCTCTCCGGACCTGGTCCGGGTGGTGCTGACGGTCCAGTACGACCCGCAGGTACTCACTCCGGAAGGGAAGCTTATCGCAGACCCTTCGGTTTACCCCGTTGAAAATGCCATTAATAGCTATTTAAACGGAATAGTATATGGTGGAGCATTGAACAAGACGAAACTGGTAGATGCTGTACAGGTGGCTCCTGGAGTGGTCGATGTGTCACTCTCCAGCGTCTTGGTGAAGTCGGCAGCAGCTGCAGATTATTCGGAAGTATCCGGAAATAACTATATGGGCGTAAGCGGCTCATTTGTTTCCAATAATTTGAGAAACGGAATAAGCTATGTTTTATCACTTTGATGTAGATAAATGGATTATCCACCTTCTTCCTCCAGTGCTGAGGAAGAAGTCCGTCTATGCCTTCCTGCGTTCTCTCCTTTATCCGGTGAAGCAACTGCAGGCGGCTTTCCTGGCGTATAAGGATGGCATAGACACGCAGCTAACGTATAACTCTTTCCAGGACTTCCTTGTACGCTTTTTAAACGGTCTTTTTTTCTTCGAATACGATGCAATCTACATCACCGATGTAACCAAAGAAAGAACCTTTTTACATAAGGAAACGGAGGCGCTGTCTCCTGTTTACATGTCTTATGAAGACGAAGACCCGGCTGTTGCTATTTCTTTGTTTAGCTACAGTCCAAACGCGATCTCCGGTAGCTTTATCGTGCACGTTCCTGCAGTTCTCTCAGAGGCTGATGTTGCGACGGTGTCGAACTGGGTGAATTATTACAAGATGGCCGGTACAGAATTTAAAATCGAAGTATATGAATAAGTTATTATGCTTTACAGGGCAGCAGCCAATCTATCTTGGAGATTTTGACTTTATGCAAAATGCGTCCAAGAGCATGTTAACATGTATTGCCAGGGCTTTGATGGATCAGGGAAGCGATACGCTGAATGCCATCCTTCAAGGCGTCGAGATCATGTATAGTATAGGAGGAAATGATATTATTTGGAGCTCCGGCGTAGCCGTACTTGACGGGGAAATACTGCCTGTCAGAAGTGGTATCGCGACCGGTTCGGCATCCACATCCTTATACTTTCATGTAGTTGAAGAGACCAGTGGGGATAGGGTGTTTAAAAACGGTGTTACGCATGATTGCTGGGCAACCCGCTATGCAATTATCAACACGACAGCTGCCGATGGTATTCTGGTAAGCACTGTTCAACGTCTTCACAAAGTTGAAGAAGAGTCTGATGATGTCGTCTATACCGGGGCAAGCCAGTCCTCTCAGATCTCTTCCGGAAAGCTTATCCGCAAAAATGGGTTTTGGTTTATTGATGTATCCCTCGATATAACTGAGGGAACGTATAATACGCTGGGGAGCGTGCAGTTTTCCGGAGTAAAGCCGGAACATATTGCCGAGCTGGCCTTGAAGACTTTCCCCTTTATCATGGCTATCAACACCTCGTATTACAACCATGATTCAGAAGAGTGGGGTACGTATTCCTGGGTGGCACAACCTGTACAGGTCTCATTTACCTCTGAGACGTCCAGCGGTTCCGGAGTTTTTAATCTATCGATTGAACCATACAATACGAGTGTCCATCTCAATGGAGTGGCAAAACTTATGGAAATACTGTGTATTTAAAAGCATTCAATAGACATGGCAAACATTAACCAAATACTTGCTCGTGCCGCAGCTCTCCGCGATGAGACTGCCCTGAACAGCATCGACCCGGAGCGGGCCGGTGGCATCATGTATGACACCCTTATTGCCTTGAACGAGCTCTGGCTGCAGCAGGGCGCCGCCCTGGTGATCAGTAAGATCTACGCCAGCGCGGCCGCCATGCAGGCCGATACCAGCCCGGTCTCCGACCTCACCGGAAAACCCATCCGGTCCGGCATGATAGTAGTGATTGCCTCTTCGGATGCCAATAACGGCTCGGTCTACCGCTATAACGGCAGCGCCAGCTGGTCCCTGGTCGGCAAGATCGGCAACATCCCGCCGGAAGACAGCCTGAATTCCGATAGCACTGTTCTCGCCTTGTCCGCCCGCCAGGGCAAGGTGCTTGACCAAAAGAAGGTCAACATTACGGACATCATAGACAGCCTTGAGTCCGAAAGCACCTCCGCTCCTTTAGCTGCCCACCAGGGCAAAGTGCTGGACGGGAAGATCAGTCAGTTAGGCCAAGACGTAAAAGACACCTACGGTGAATATATAGATAATCCTGAATGGGCACAAGTTGTTACTGATTCCAATGATAAAATCCTCTATGGTGTCAAAACCGATGGCAAGTTCTACTTTGGTGATGGTTGCCCTCCACAAGTTGTAGAATATGTAACTGCAAAATTAGAAGAACTTGAAGGGGATTTTACAATCCTACTTAATACAAAGGTTGATAAGGTAATAGGCAAATCCCTTATTGATTCCGAATTTGCATCCTCCCAAGAAGTCATCACAAATACCGAATACCTTCAAGTAACAACAGACAGTGTAGATAAAATCCTTGAAGGAATAAAACAAGATGGAACTAAGGTCATTAAGGTGCCTCTGGAAATACAAGGATTACGTCAGGAAACTATTGACAATCCTGAATTTACACATGTAATCGTTGATAAAAACGATAAAATACTATTCGCATTTAAAAAAGACGGTGAGCCAGTCTTCGGTGTTGGAGTACCGAAAAGTATTATAGACTTTGTACAAGATTATGTTGCAGCACATGCTCAAAGTGTCACGATTACAGATGTTAGTCCAACAAATTTCAAGTATGATTTTGACACAATATCTTGGGATAGTATCATTCTCGTCTATTCAAACGGTGAACGGGTAACCATAGAATCCGGAGCATATCTTGTAACCGGCAATAAAATCTTGGTTTACAGCAAAAACGAAAACTCCGTATTGGAACGCACATCCATCGCCAATGTCATAGAGGGAGATGTTGTATTACTTGAATATCAACTTACCCATAAGACTGGTGTTTATGAACAGTATAGCGAAAGGTACAAGGGTGGATTATTGATGCCCTATATCCTTAAACAAGAGATAGACAGGTTTACATCTGATTGCGAGCTTAATGTATGGCGCAAAACAATGGTGCTTCAAGAAATCCCTTGGACTCCAAAGGCTGATGTCAAATCTGTTCGTGATGTTGTATATTATGCTGGTGTACCTGCAAAGGGCATCCCTTATTCTTCTGTTAAGGAATGTATGAAGTTTGTGGGTGTAGATGTTAGCTTGCATACTTTTATGACCGCCGTGAATGATGAACATTCCCTTCTTTATACAGAGAATGTTTTGGGTACAGATTCAAGAAGTGCTTATGGAATAACTTATCATGGAATAAACTGCAACTGCTATTATGGTAATGTTTGCAGTGCGTTCATGAGTAATGTTCTTGGATTCCTTATGGAATATTCTAGTTGGGATCCGCAAAAGGGTTGCTTTGATTTGTTCTATGTCTTAGATAATCAAGATGAAGAGAATTTGCGTGTTGGTGACATGATTGCTACCCCAGGTCATGTTGCAATAGTCTCAAGGATTATTCGTGATGAAATGGGAGCAACTAGATATATTTATGTATCAGAGCAGGCCGTTCCAATAGTTACGAGAATTTTCACTCCCGAAAAACTCAAAAGCAGAAGATACGATAGTGATGCAGTCTATTGTAGATACAAATACTTGGAACGTAATACAAACTACAAACCGACAACATTCTGTCTTGGGCAAAATGAAAAACTGTACAAAGAAAGAGTAGACTATGTTTATCGGGATGTAGACACAACAAGGGTATTCTACAAATGTGCCACCAGCAATAGTGATTCTTCCTTCACTCCCGCTCATTGGACTCAAATTGAAGGGTGGGAGCAAAGAGCCTCCGGAAATGGCTATGAAAGAGGCGAAACTGCCAGCCTTGGTGAAAGTCTTTACATGAGTCTTGTAGATGATAATACATCTATGCTTTCTGATACAACGGCATGGATGGTTATGGAGGATGTCTTTGAGTGGACTCCATATCCTTATGTTTACAACAACGATATTGTCACTTTCGCTGGAGATAGGGCAGCATTTAAGCCATCAGACCTTATCTACATTAATTATACGAAGGGAAGTTATACAAAGATGCAGATATTCAAAGATGGCAGTCTTATTCAGACAATAGTTCTTGATGTTGACAGTTCCGTCTATCAAGTTAATGTTTCATCTTACTGTGCCACTGCTGGGAAGTATAAAGCAAGACTTATCAATGATGATGCTTCCGTATATAGCAGATATACTTATTACGAGGTTGTTGACACTACGCATAGTTTCTCTTATCAGAATGATGTTATTTCAGCCTCCTTCTCATCTTCTAATGGCACACCAATCTATATTGGTGTATCAGACATTTCTGGCCTTGACTATTTGCATTATGAGATAACTTCAGAGGACATTAAGAATGGAGGCATTAAGATAAATCCGCTTGTATCTGCTGCCGCACAGATTCTTCGTAGGTGGTATACACCATATGTAACGGAGCTGTTTGTGAGAATTGTTTTCAAAGGAGAGTACGGAAATGTTGTAACAGAAAAGTATAGCATTGGAACATTAGGCGACCCAACTGCAATTCAAGGTCTCGCTGGAATGGAAGTCTATCCCAACATTTTTAAAGATTTTGGGGTAATTTCAAGTTCTGTAAACATTATCCTTGCCAGCAGATTAAAAAACAATAACTATTCATTCAGCATTAAAGCCTATGGAAATGATTTGTCTGTAAATGTATTGGCAAGTTCAGATGAATTAAGATGGGCAAATACCTTGCCATCTACGCTAACTGATGGTGCAGAATATTATGTCACTATCAACAATGGTATAGGTAATGTTATGATAGCAAATTAATATAAATTTTAAACTTTATAGTTATGAGTAATAATTGTTTATTATCTAAGCTGAAAGCAGCAGTCGATAACCCTATGTTAAAAGGGTTAAACGAGTTTGAAATGGATGCGAGATATACAGAATCTTCTAATCCAATTAGTCAGTCATTCACTATTCAGATGCCGAATTCGGAAAGTGGAACTATTTATGTTACAGAAGGTGGAGCTTTTGCAGAATCCTTGGCAGAACTTGAAACTAATCCTTTGACAAGTCTGAGTTTCACTGGCTCCAAAGTTTTGTATTTCAAAAATGCAAATTACAAAATTAGAGTTACAGATAAAAGTAAAATAAGAAATCTCTCTTCAAGTACCGATACATATACAAGACTGAGAGTTGTTATGCCAACAGTGGAACAATTAAGCTATCTGCCGATTTGTACAAAAATAGTCGTGTATGGAGTTAATTTTGAAGAAGATATTACCAAACTAACAGAACTACCTGCTCTTGTAGACTTGCGTTGTCAACACTGTAATGCCTTTGGCGATATTAAAGGATTGGCAAAATTCAAAGGGCTTACTACATTAAGAGCTGAAGATAGTAAAGTATCAGGTACTTTAGAGTCATTCCTTGTAGCTCAATGGCAAGGTTCTGATGGTAGAAAATCAGGTTCTATCGGCGTGCATATCGAAGATACTTTGGCGACTTTCCACGGAAATATTCCTACTGGTGTGTTGTCTGCTCAATTTGCAGATGGTGGAATAACCGTGACAGAGGGTGGAACTACGATTGCCACATATAATGGTTCTACTTGGTCTTATGTATCATAATCATGTAATTATATTCTGGGAACTTTATAAACCCCTAACTGATTGATATGGACAAGCAAGAAAAGCAGAAAATCGTGGATTCTATCGTCCCAAAATGCGCGTCAAGTGCAATATCCGACGACAGACACAATAAACAGGCGATTTTGTCTTTGAACTCCGGCAGATAATCAGCCACCATTGGCACGCAGATGAATGGGGAGATAGAATAGTGGATGAAGAAGGATTGGCTCGGAAGGTTATCGAACTCGTTCTTGACAATATACGGCCCTAAATGATTATTTTATGGAGATTATCAAGAAAGGAAACACAACCTACAAAGAGTATGAGTTTACCTGTCGCAAATGTGGGTGCGTGGCAAAGTTTGATGAAAAGGACATCAAACAAGACCGGGATGGCGAATATATCGTCTGCCCTTCTTGTGGGAGATTCGTTTCAACTGAATCTGAATATATCAGAGAACTCAACCCCTGATTCGCTGACTTATGGATTGTATTTATAACAGAAAACCGGGAGATAGGTACTGCGATTATTGCTCTGCCCTATGCAAGAACAATCCCGCCTACGAATACTTGAAAGCACGGAAAAAGGCGAATAATACGCCACGAGGAGCATTCGGACACCCGATTTACGGAAAAGGTTTTGCAAAAAAGTAACCCACTTTTTTCAATACAGAACGCAGCTGATTGCACATGGTTTCGATAGTGGAGAGCTTCAATCCTCGCTGCTCGCAGAAAGCGATGAAGTAACCCCAGAAGACATCTGTAATTTGCACCGTCTGAAGGGTAATGTGATAGTGTTCCTCCAGAATCTGAAGGTTGTGAATCAGTCCTCCAAGAGATTCCCGATAATTTGGATGGAGGCTACTCTTTGCTTTGATACACGCCCTTATCACCTCCATTAGGGTGCAATCCTTAAGGTTCATGGTGAAAGGATCTCTGAGAGAGTGTTCCAGATAAGCTTTGAAATCGTGGAGCTTGTCTACATCAATGATTTGTTGTTTTAGAGCGTTCATAATTTAGCGTTTAAATTGTGTTTAACGGGAGCTCATCATGTAAAAAAAGAGCCCCGCTCACTTGATACCGGCGGGGTCTTTTTTTACATGATGAGCGAAGTAGAACGCTCTAACTATTTCGTGTGTGTGCGAAACTTTTCACACATTTTGTTTTTTAGGGAATCGACGCATTTTGTTTTTTAATTGAGTCGCATTTTGTTTTGCTGATTATATGTCGGCCTACCATTTCATCGAATCCTATTTCTCGCCCTGGCGGGAACAAGCCCTTACCGATGACACTATAGCACGGGTGCGGGAGATGGAGCAGCGCTTCGACCGCCTTTCCGCCGCCTTGAAAACCGGGACCCGCTATGAGGATATGAAGGCCGATTATGAGACGCTGGACTGGTATATGCGCTCCGGACAGTGGGAGAAGGATTTCGAAATGGACGAGCAAGGGCGGCTTCCCAAGGACATGAAACGCGGTGTCCTCAGCGAAGATGGCCTGTATGAGGTATTAAGTCACGAACGGCTTATTCTTTGACTGCGCGTACGGTGAGACCGTAGCAACGGTCATTGTCAAACCAGTTGTCGTCCAGCGCTTCATTCTGGCTTCCATCATAGAAGTTGCGCGCCCAGGCGCGGGCCGAATTATCGCTTACAAGGGATCTGGTCCAGTACTGGCCATATTCGCCTGCACCATCCCGTCCTTCCAATTCCAGAAGACAGCCGGCTGCTGGGATGAAGATAGAAGCGTCGGTATGGCCGGATATCAGGCTGGTAACCCTGAATCCATTCACGCCATTTTCTTCCGTCCAGGTCCAGCTGCAGTTGGCTGGATTCAGCAGTTCATCCATTTCCTGCCTGGTGGGCATGCGCCAGCCTTCGCCCAGGACGGCTGAGGCGATATCGTCCTGATTATCCAGGAGGGTAAGATTGTCCACGGTTCCGAGACTGCTGTCCAAACAGTACTTTGTGAGGGAATCATAACTGCCGAGACACCACTTGTACGACGGCCAGTCATAGCCCTCGCTTTTGCCGTCTTTCCAGACGGGACTGCCGGCCGTTCCGGCCATGTAATACGGCTCAGGGTCACCCCAGGCGAAATAGTCGCCGAATTCTTCCGGTTTGGAAGCGCCGATATTGCAAGTAGCCCATTTTACGCTGAGACCCATATCTACGAACTTGGGGTCAGGGGCAGGCTCGTTCACGACAGTAATCTTGCAGGTGGCTTTAAGTCCGTTGGAAGACCATGCCGTGAGGGTTGCCGTACCTTCGGCAATACCTGTAGTCAAATAATAATAGTTGATATCTACGATAGATTTGTCGCTGCAT